TGGCAACTAAAACATGCTGCCAATCCATTACATGCAATTTTTATTTATTTTCCCCACGCTCTTTGCTTTTTACAAAAGCATAAAAGGAACAAATTGCAGCTTCATATCTTCGCTTCGCACTACTGTTAGCGTAGGCTTCGGGCGTTAAGTCGAAAAACTGAGCTATCTCTTTATTGGATAGCTTCAGTTCTTTTTTTAGTTCTTTAATTTTCATTATTTAAAACTGATTAGATTGCTTTAATTGAACTTCTATTAAATTTTCGCTCTGTATTCCATTACTAGAATCACCTTCAATACTAACAGAGCATTCCGAATACCCTTTAAATTTTTTGCAAAAATCGGCATAAGTCGCTTTTTTTACAGTGCTTGTTTTATAGTCTTCCGAGTATGTTCTGATAAATGGCTCTTCATCACATCCATTAATATACTTTAAGGATATTTCGTAAGCTATTTTCATATTTGTTGCTACCGCTATATTCCCGTCGTGCGCTCCTCTGATAATATAAAGTTTCATATCGTTTATTTTTTAATTGTTAGTATCTCATTTTCTATACAACAAATATAAGCATAAACTTATATACAATCCAAGTGCTTGCAAGATTAATTTAAGTATTTACTTATATCCATATTCATTCTAAACAAGACCCACCCCAAAAAATAAATAAAAACTTCATGTAACATGCTTTATATGTCAGGCGAAAGCCCGCCACATACAGCCAATCCATTAAACCTCAACATCTTTTTGCTTCTGCCCAATCTCTCTATATAAATCACAAATAGCCATATCTTCAACATTATTGTATTTAATAGCCATTAGAAACTCGCATGAGTGACCTAGCTTGTATTCTAAGCCCTTTATTTTCAGCTTATAGATAATTTGTTTATCCTCGTCATTAAATGGCTCATATCCTCTTACAACACTTAAGCCGTTTAAATCTATCTCAGTACCCATTTTTCGATAAGCTGGTAACTCCTTACCTAACGCCGCTTCGATTTCACGAACCTTTTTATCAGTTGCTATTAAGCACTCGTGATAATAGTCTTTAAGTTGGTTTAGGTTCATGGCTTAGTCTATATCGGTTAATACTAGTTTCTTCTTTAGTGGCTTAAGGAATTTATTTAATCTATTAACTGATGATAGAAAAGATTCAATCATGGTAGCCCCATTATTAAGCGTCCATCCTTGTGATTTGTAGAAAGCCCCCTTTGTTGTAAAAAGGGCTTTGATTTGGGTTTCGATTTGTTTCTTCATATATTTTAATTTAAAAGTTATCCCATTCTAAAACACCAACTCTATCAATCTGCTGAAGACTAATGCTTTTTATTTTGGAAGCTCTCACAATTTCAATCGCTGAACTCATATCTGTAATAGTTTGACCCATTACGATTAGATTTTTCCATTTCCCACCTAGTTCTAAATATTGTACTGGTTTCATAGTTTTAGCTTTAAATGTTATTACTCTGTTTGTTGTTACAAATAACGTAATAAAAATAAGACTATGCAAATAAAAACGTATTTATTTTACGTTTATTTTTAAAGGGTGTAGAGTGTAGAGTGCTGAGTGTTCGAAAGTGGGCATAAGAAAAGCACCCTATTTTGAGTGCTTGTAGTTAATCTTTTCTAATATGTCTTGTGAGGTTAATGCGAGATCTGCTTGTCCCGTCCATTCTAGCATAAACTTCTCTTCTCCTTCAGTTAGTTTCCTTTGCGATGGTGGCTTGTTAGGGTCTTTAATTTCGAATAGGTAGTTTTTACCGTCATAACCTACAATAATGTCTAAGAAGTTCTTAATCGTGGCGACTGAGCGAACGGTAACACCTTTTAGCTTGCGGAGTTCTTTAACTATTTGTGGATGATTAGCATCTACCTTTGCATTTTGTCGGTTGAATCCCATTATTTAAAGCTTCTTGTTCCAGAAAAGTTGATTATTTCCATTATATGATAGTTGTATTCCTGTTCTGCTGCTTTTATTAATGCCTTATCACCACCTGCAATAGCGGCCATTTTAGCCATGTATGAGGCTGATAGTTTAGACGACATTTGCTGCCCTTGTTCGTATCTTTCAATCTTTAGATAAACCTTGCCTATAGTTTCCTTATCTGCCTTCCCGCTTTCCAGAACACCCATCTTATACACTCCTGTCCCCATTACACCAATGAAGAATACGAACAATACTGCAATGGTAGCCCATGCGTTTTTATTACGCTTCTCAAGCTTCATGTTTGATTCTTCGAGCGATTGTAGTACGCTATTGGCTTTTGTTAGAAAGTCTTGTTCGCTCATCTTCTGTTTATTTGTATGATTGCAAAACCCACAAGACCCCACAGTATTTGTGCGCAAATAACTGGATTAGAAGTGAAATCACTATATGATTCGAAAGGCTTAAATAGAATTGCTATGTTGAAAATAATGTAAAATGAAAAATATAACATAACGACTTCAAATATCAATTTAATAATCTTAGATTTTAAAGATTTATAAACAAATATGGTCATTACTAGGCAATATGTATATAGATTCTCAAAGAATAACGTGAACCACATCCCATTAAATGCGTCACCTATACTCAAGAATAAGACAGCGAGGGCCAAGAAAGACCCTGCTGAAATACCTTTTAATGTGTCCTCATTAAGCTTTAACATCTGGCTTAACAATAGGAGGTTGCACGTCTTCTGATTCATCTTTGCAATAATGCCTGTTAAATTTTCTCATATTAAATGTGTTTTAATTAGTTATAAAGATAGTTAATTCTCTAAAGCTTTCAACCTGTCGTCTAGATTTTTATATAATGCTTTTAAAATCTCTATCTGAAGTCTATTTTCGTCGACTATTAACTGTAAGCTATCATTTTTAATCATCTCTAATCTTAAACCCTCAATGGACATAACGGCCAATTGCATAGACTTAATAGTGAGAAGCCTATCTTCATCCTTTATGTTTGATTTTTCTATATCTGATAATGTTGATATAGCAATTATACTATCATTACGTACTATTTTAGTTTTAGAGTGATTTACAAGCCAAGGAAATTGAGCCTCTAAATCTTTAGCCATCGGGTTAATGTAATCTATATTTGCAGAATCAGCTTTAAAATTATATCGTTTAACCGATAATCTTTTAAAGGCTTCACGGTTAAATTCGAAATCTCTAATACTGTCTTTTACGCGCTGATCTGATACGTTGTTTAATGCGCCTGAGTAGTTCAGGTCTACACAATTAACGTCGACTGTTGCTGTTAAACTACCAGTTACAGTCCCACCGATTGATGTGGTTTCAAATTTAACAGAGTTTAAATGCATTAATTCAATCTCACCCGACGGCTTACAGCGAAGCCTCGTATTAGTACCATCGAAGATTCCAAAAGTTTCATCAGTGTCTCGATAAAAAAACCTATAAAATGAAGTAGCACTATTCATATCGAATTGAACCTCTGTTGATGATGGATTATCTATTATAATTTTAGTAGATGTTGTTGTGATATCGCCTCCAAAAGTACCACTCCCACCATCAAAGTTACTAGAAGCATCTATCACTTCAACTCCCCCGATAGAATAAGAATCAGCATCTACATCTCCATTAACATCAATACCGCCAGATACTGTTGATAATTTCAAATCTCCAGCTGATGCTCCAGCGTAATAAAGCTCAATACCCTCTTTCTCGTTAATAATTCTTAGTGTGTTGTCAACGCCACTACCTGCTTGAATCTCTTGAGCTAATACACCGTTCGCATCTAAAAATCTAATAGTATTAACGGGTAGTGCTAATAGAGAAGTTGATTTTATATCTAATCTACCTATGCCGTTTTCTATCAGTAAATTATTTTCTATTGTCACTTCATCGATGAACCCCTTTGTTCCAGCGAACACTTGATTAGTGGCAGTCATTACACCTGAGTTTGCGACATTAGCCCCATTAAGAGTCGCATTATCACCATCGCTTGAGTTTATGAATACATTTCCAGAATTATGCGTAACACTTAAGTTTGTAGTGACATTCGATACTAGCCCAGAATATAAGGAGTTAACAGCATCATTGCCTGTATTTGTTCCCGATAGATTAGATCCTGTTATTACATCGAATACTGTCAGTCCAGACGCATCAAAATAACCTCTTTGGATTCTGGCTGTACCAAAAGATAGTCTATCTGTTGTATGGTCGTATGCTATAGATCCAGCGTCATTATCGTTGTTATCGCCAAAATATATAATACCAAGATAGTTTTCATCAGACGCTATAGTCATTCCTTTGCTACCAATTGTTGTACCTCCAATCCTTAAGTCATCAGCAAATGCATTAGGTACGTAACTGTTAGTTAAATCTAAATATCCACCGCCAAATATATTACCATTTACAGTAACATCACCCGTAAACGTAGCGCCAGACAATAACGCATAAAGACCTAAATTTGGAGTGTTAGTGAAATTATTGTAATCCAGATAATGTGATCCATGTTGACCGTCTAATAAATCAGAATTCTGATTTATATTTAACGTTGTGGATGCGCAGGCGTATGGCTGGGTTCCTGTTGTGACTGTTGAGATGAAACTAGGTGATAGTATTCCTAATGCGTTAATATTAGCCTTCTCTATACTGCCAATCTTGAAAGAAAATTCATCGTCGGCATGGTTATACGTAATAAATGCTGCTGTACTAGCATCATTATCAGAAAAATATATACTTCCATTAGAAGTTCTTTCAGATATAATTGATAACCCTGTATTTCCTACTGTAGTTTTACCTAATCTTAAAAAATTAGCATTAGCATTAGCGGGATAGCCATTGGCTAAATCTATAAAGCCACTAAACAACCCATTAACCGCTTCTATATTACCAGTAACATCTATTCCGCCAGATGTTGCCCTGAATTTCTCAACTCCACCAATCCCTGCAATTAAACCGCTTTTAAGTGTAGCCAGTCCGCTACCATCAATAAACCTAAAATTACCATCACCTGTTGAATTAATACGCTCTACACCACCCGTCTCAAGCGATGAAGTATTTAAAACAGGATTAAGAAAACCAGCCGTTCTTGCAATATCCGTTATAGTCGTACTTCCACCGTTTGAAATATCAACCGTTACTGTGTTATTTAATTTCGAATTAGATAAATCTTGATTCTCATTATCAGGATTGTTATCATTATCAGCAACGCTAAAAACAGCATCTACACCCGTTCCGCTAGTTCCGATTGTCACATCTTCGCCTACTTTATTAGCGGTTGATGTTATTGTGTAATCACCTAGAGTTGGTCCTCCTCCGTTTACGGTTGTGACTACTGGTGTAAATTCCGTTCCCGTTTCTGCATCTGTCACAGTTAGTGCCTGCTTTGCGAATCCAATATATGAGCCTGGCGTGTCTGTTAATGCTAGCAGAGTAGTAATTCCAGAAGGACCTCCGCCGCCAGTACCAGCCGTATTATTAGGAATAAACCCCCTCAAGTCTAAATAACCAGTGCTTAGATTGTACGTAAAGTTTGCGCCACTTCGTCTTATTGTGAATCTTCCCATTAAAAAACCAACACCTTTGAAGTCTTTCGGAATGTTGTAGTTGGTGGCGTTTTCAGCATCACTAAACGCGTCAGCCTCAGAATTATACCCGTCCGATGGTAGATTAACCATTAAATGCGATATCTCTCCAGACTTATTACACACACCCCAAACGACTACATTAGACCATTCGTTATTCCAGCTTGAACCGTCTGAAAATTCTGTGATATCATTTAAATTAGTCGT